ACGCATCCCGCAAGTCTTAAAACCGAGTTTACGGGCGATCTCCCGAACAAAATCACCTTTCCGCATATCCTCATCACAAAGGATGACGAACACCTCATGATTCTTTTGTGCGTACATGGTGGCTGTCGTTGTTTTGCCACATCCCGCACCACCCACGATCCAGCGGACTTTTTTAAATTCCTGCGCATCGCTCAGGGCATACCATATCTCCTGAAAGGAGTTCGTTTCCACGAGCTGCCAACCGGTGGCCGCAGCTGCAGGGGTTATCTGAGAGATGATATTGCGGAACATATCATCACTGATACTCTCATACTTGCCGTTAACCACGGCACTCAATGTCCCGGCAGATACGCCGTTCAAACTTGCCGCAGCCTTTTTTTGGCTGGAATACTTTGCTGCATATACCCGGAGAGCTTCACGGATACTGTCTTTCTCTTGCTGTGTCATTGTACTGTTCATTTTATTTAGAATTATAATTTTCCTGCTACTTTCTTTTCATTCAGGCGGATGTCACCATTCAGCTGGTCAAACGTGATGTTGCTTATTAGCTTTGTCACCTTACCGGCGGAGAGCTGTTCCGGATCCTGACTGTACCGGCGGACTCGGCGTTCAATTTCACGCTCCGTTTCGCTCTTTGCACCTTTCAATTTCGGACGTTTGAGTCCCTGTTGTTCCATGCTCACGCCATGTGCCTGCTCGATGATCCGGGCACCCACCTGACGCTCGATGCGATCCTCCGTGTTCGCCTCGATATTCCGGCGGATAAAGGCCATTTCGCCCTCGGTCTGCTCCTGAATGTTACGGTGGATAACGATATAAGGCTCCGCCGTCCGCACAAATCTCAGCTCTCCTGCCTTATCTTTCTTGTAGAGCCGTACCGAGGTATGGTCATAAGGATCATACATCGTGTAGAACTTTTGCCCCCTGTTGTTCCTGAGGAATTCGTGATCGGGAACACCCGGAGTCTCGTACACCTCGTATGTGAACTCACGTTTCTTGATGGTTATTTTCAGGCCGTTGTCAGTATAAGTGGACGGCTTGTCCGTCATCACCCAAAACATCTCGATCATGTCGAGAACACCCACCGCCGGAGTATCAGGGTTCACGCTGTTTTTGTACATTTCCATACGGCTCAATCCGGTAGCAAAATGCCTGCTTTCGTTCCATTCTTTCCGGGCGGCAGCGTATGCCGCTTTCAGTTCGACCAGAGTGTAAAGTTTATCCTTGTTCGCCTCGATACGCTCCAAGTTCGGGCGGCTCGTGTCTTTCTTGGCGGTGATATTTTGGCCGGTGAACCTCCAATCCTTGTGCAGAACCTCTGCCTGAAAACGTCCGAAAACGCTCTCTATCGTTTTGGATTGCCCGCTGTATGGAGCCGTGGTTCTATGAACATGGCCGACAATCTTATCGAAGAAATTGCTGTTCTGCAGCTTTTTGTGGCCTCCTTGATTATCATGCACCAGCTCGTAAGGCTTATGACCTGATACCTGAATGGCCATGCGATAGGCGTTATATTGTGCCTCGTAGTCCTCGCTGTCTGAAATGTGGTATCCCAAAAATACCTCTGAATAAGCATCTATGACCTCGTAAACCTGAGTAGTACGAACCACCAGCTTACCGTCTTTATCGTAATCCTTGTAATACAAATTGATTTTCGTACCGTCACCATACCACAAGGAGTCACGCATCGAGGGAAGCTCGGTTTTATTCTTGCGGCTGTAACGCTGGTGAGCTTTCAGCTCCCCGTGAACGGCATCGTACCATAACGGTTCGATGTCAGGACGGTTCAGGAATTGCCGGAGGCTCTGAATGCTCCGGAGCTGCTTCCAACCTTTCTCATCTGCAATCCGGTTGAATTCCACGAATATTTGAGCATCTGTATAAACGGGAACGCTGCTCCGCTTTAACGCTATAATCATGTTACCGGCTTCCTCGGTTATTTTCAGGGTATTGCCATTTCCCATTTTCTTGCTGATCAAGCAGGAGTAACCCTCTTTTTTGTATTGGTTTATTTTGTCTTTCAGCCGGGCGGCGTTTTCAGGTAGCGTATGGCCATAAGAATCACGGAGGCGGTCTGACGTTCCGATGATCGTTTCCCATACTTTCTTTGTACTTCCACCTAAAGCCTTACGATAGCCCTCCCGGTCATTCAGGATCGATATCAACTCGTTCAGTACTGAGGCGTTGATGGTATATTCAGCTTTTTTGGGTTCTGTGAGACTTACTAACTCCCCGGCCTTATCATACCGGTAATCCTCAAAGAATATCCGGGCTGCTTCATCTATTTTAAGCCTGTTTTTCATACACTTCTCTTTGATTAACTCCACCGGATCCCCATACTTTTGCTCAAAGCGGATCCGGTAACGTTCAGGTAAGGACAAGTAATCAATAAGAGCGTAATTATCAAGACCACCGCCTCTATTAACCCGTTGAGCCTTACCTCTCCGAATTAAAGAATAAAGCGTCCATAATGAAATCACCGGTTCTCCATTTTCAGAGCTGGTTAATTCCTGAACTGTTACGCATACTATTTTATTGAAATACTCCATTATTTTAAAATCTTAGTCCCCGGAGGCGGAATCGAACCACCTCAAAAGACCGTCCGGGATTCACCTATTTTAAATATCTTTGTCATCGGTTGAAATTGGTACTTTTTTAATCAGACGGGCGGCATTAGCAAAATTCAAAACCACCACTATAATCGCCCAAATCGGACTATCATCTGTTATACACAAAAAACAGAAACTCAAGCAGAAATACCACACATAAAACTTTTGCTTTGTAGTCAAAGAGAAATACTCTTTAAACTCATCTCCCAAAAGGAGCAAAAACATCCTTTTCATGCCGTTTCCTTTTGATCACCGATTTCAACGCCTCCACGTTCAATGGCTACCTTTCGGATTAATGTAGCCTTAGAACTATTACTCAAATAATTCAATGCCTTATAAACGGCCTGCCTCGTCACCTTAAAATCTTTTGAGATTTGGGATATTTTCCCGTACTCAACTACAATTCTCTTTTTCATGTTTTTCTTATTTAATGGTTTCAATAGTAGGATCACTAAACCAAGTTTTCAGCTGTGCCTTTGCATAGGCCATAGAACACTCTCCAACTGTCGCTATCACCATAGTTCTGTTATCAATAGCGTAAGCCGCCATTTCTTCATCTATATTTATTTCAGAAATAAAATCACTTACTTTTTCCCATTCCGAAAAATAGATTTGTACCTTAATTGCTTGCATAATTCTGTTTTTATTAGTTATTCATTGCAATATCAACCGCTTTTTGTACTTTTACAGCCGTTTACATTGTTATCGTGCTGCAAATATAATTCGCATTTGCGAATTAAACAAGTAATTGCGAATATTTTATTCGCTTTTGCGCAAATAAAATAGGAGAGGTATGACTATAAATGAACGAATGAACCATATTATCAAAGAATTGTACGGCGGAAACAAACGAGCTTTTGCCAACGCAATAGGTGTATCTGCTACTGTGATTGAGAATGTTGTAGGTACGAGGCAAGGTAAGCCATCTTATGATGTCCTCGAAAAAGTATGCGCAAATGCGAATATATCAGCAGAGTGGTTATTAATGGAAAGAGGGGAGATGCTGTATAATTCTACCTCTCAGACGCAATACACACCTCCCGACCAAAACACCCACTACTTTATAGAGAAAATCGCAGAACAAGCAGAGGAAATCGGCAAATTAAAAGAACAAGTAAAGTTATTGGGTACACAACAATCGGCTGCACCCGATGCAATATGTGCAGATGTCGTATAATTTTCGGGAAAAAGTGTCCCAAATATTAGCTGCACACGCACTTTTGATTTTTATCAAATAAGAATCAGTTATTCATTATATTGTATATCAGCATATTAAACAACAATATATGCTAATTTCTATTATTTTTTTATGGTATTTTCCCCCTCTGAAAACCACAAAACAACTATAAAACAGCTAATAAATAGGCAATTTCTATATCTAAACACGTCTATTTTTAACGGAAAATGCACAACCAAATGCACAACCATTAAAAACATTTCGTTTTTTTTATTACAAAAATGCACAACCAAACGCACAACCAAACGCACAACCAAATGCACAACCAACCCCTAAAAAACGCAATATTCCACCCTCAAATGAATACCATTTGCCCCTCTCCTATTTCCGCTATTTTGAACGCCGAATTCAGGCTATTTTAATATGAAATGAAATCCTATCAACAGAGCATAAAAAAGCCGCAATCCGCTTAAATAAAAGCGTTCTGCGGCCAATGTGCCACCCCTCTCCTCTCCTACTCCACCGTATATTAAGTTTTCGCTGCAGTGTAAAGCAGATAGGCGTTCAAACTATTCAGAGTAAAGTCTAAAGTAAAGCCAAAGTAAAGCAGAGTAAACTTTTCGTTTTTCCCTCTCTCCTCTCCTATTCAATCATAACTATTTGTATATCAAAGCTATTCCGTTTATGTGGAATAACTCAATTTATCGCATTTCGTTTTACCCCCCTTATATAATTCTGGCTAATGAATATGGTGTTCACATCCCTTCTGTTGAAAGACGGTCTGCAAAATGGAAAGATTCTGTTATAAATCTACACAAAGGGAATCAACTAATGACGTTTCACCTCTTTTCGATCGAGAGGTTGCTGAATTTATAATGGAACACACAACCCTGACAAAGGCCGGAATTAATTTTTTACGAAGTCAGAGAAACATTAAAAGTGATGTAATTGAGTTCTCCAAGATTCATTCTATTGATGGCGTGAATAGTTTAAAAGATATAATACAAGTTCGATTCGGAATAGATCGATTAAAAACAGCGAAGATTTTAACATCAAATGGAAAATATCTAACTATTGATGCACCCTCATTAATCATTCCTTACTATGATGAGAGTAATAATCTAATAGGTTTGCAGACTCGATATTTGGGAAAAGATAATCCAGATTTTCACATACCAAGATTTAAAAGAATATGTGGCTCATCAATTAGATTATATAACCTCCCTATTTTGAAATCAATGCAACATGGTGCAAGACTTTTTATTACTGAGGGCATAACTGACTGTTTAGCCATGTTATCAGTAGGTTATAATAGTGTAGCACTTCCTAGTGCGACTTCGTTACCAACTGAAGACCTTACCAAACTAAAAAGCTATAATCTTTATATGATAGCTGACCAAGATAAGGCAGGAAATGATGCTTTCATAAAGTTATATCGACTTATGCTCAGATTCGGGTGCGAAGTAAAAAGAATTAAACTTCCAAGCGGTGTTAAAGATTTTTGCGATTATTATCTAAAGACTACAAAGGATTAAACAATATGGAAAACATATACCCCAGCAATCTCGAACAAGTTTTATTTAAGGACTTGAATAGAGAGGTGTTATACAAATTGTTCATCAATAGTAATGCCCAATCAATGGATGTAGAAGAGATAGGTATGATTGATGAAGGAGTACAGTCATCGCCTAAAGAGAGAGAGGTAAGACATAGAGTAGAGAAGCTATTATTCTTGAATTTATTGATGGATTATGATTTGGAAAATCAGATAGAGCGAAGGAAAAACGCCAAGTATGATTATATGAACGGCCTTCTTCTATACATTGCTTCGAATCATCATTTCAAATATGGGTTTGGATATTTTAAAGACAACATACAATCATTTGATAATATGCTTGGACAATGGTGTAAATTCCTGAACGCAGTTATATCTGACATCAAGGTTCTTCCTATTATCAAACTGGATCAGCAGATCGCTGTTGAATTTGGAGAAATTCTTAATATTACGTTATCAAAGGATGTTATTTACAATGTGAATATTAACATGGATAACTTTGATAGGTTATTTAGAGAAATGCCCCAAAAATACGACTTTTGTATAAGAGTTGATAAGGTACATTTGAGTGTGGCAAAAGCGATGGGAGCGGACTACAGAGCGACTTATATAAGGCATTCTCAGAGCTTAATCGATTAATACAGACATTATCGTCAAAATAAAATTATTACACATAGAATTATGAGCACCAAATTAAGAGAACAAATACTATCAGAGGAGAATATCTATAAGGCAATTTTTGCTATGGAGTCATATATATCAGAGCGTGATTTGCTTAGCCCCGAAGATCTGGATACATTTCTTCGGCTAAGGGATAAATATGACTTTAATGGCATTGTTTCTGATGCTATTGAAAAATGTAAGAAAACTCTAACCCAATTACTTGACGATGAAAACGAATTGCTAGAAGTCAATGTTTTCTTTAAAATTAAGAAACTGAGTTCCGAAGGAAATACAGTTGTGGAGTATCGCCCATTGCACACGGCTAGCCTCGTCAATCAGATTTGTATGGCATCAATGCTTATGCCTTTAATGTTTGACGATTCTAATGGGAAACGGAATCTATCGGAATTATCACGTATGCTACCTCATAATTTCTATGGTAATATTCCAAGTTGTAATATAGGTAGTATCTTTATGAATTGGACTGAGAAATACCGCCAATATTCTCAAATAGTAACGACTCGCTGTCGGGAATATTCCAAGACACGCGAATATGATAAAGAAATAAGTTTTGACCTTAAAGACTTTTTCCCATCTATTAATCCTTTGAAGATTCTGAATTTTATTTGGAATGCTGTTTCGAGTAAATATAAAGACGATACTGATAAAAAGTGTCTGAAGACCATTATATCTAAACTTCTATATTTTAAAATTCCCGAGGAGAACCTCCGGGAATGGAAAGATGTATATTATAAGGAACAACATAACAATGTAAAATCGGTTAACGGTTTCTATCCTGTCCGGGGAATAGCGCAAGGACTACCACAATCATACTTTTTTGGTAATTTATGCATGATAGAAGTCGCTGATTGTATGAGTCATGTCGATAAATTAATGGATTCAGACTCGTATTTCTATGTGGATGATTCAGTCGTATTTGCCAAAAACATTAATTCGGATTTATTTGGAGAATTAATCCAAAGACTCAATAAATCGGTTACTGAAGCCAAAAAAGATTGGGAGGAATATCCAGTTATAGGTCAGGATTTACTGTCACAAGCAATGGATATAAATTATAACATACAGTTTCATCCTAATGGAAAGAGTACAATTTGTGATATAAACGACTCTTTTAAAGGTATGGATGGTCTGTTTCTAGTTCAACGACCTGTGTCAATGGGCGGATGGATAAAGGGAAATATTGATGAAGTTGACGATAACGTTGCCTTGAAAAAGCTAACGGCTTTACAGGATGTCGTTAATCTTGAGATAAATAAACTCCGTTCGAAAAGAACTAAACTTGGAGATAATTCTTATGGTGAAGAACGACTTAAGTGGCTCAGACGATACAAACGATATTTTTTATTTAGACAAAGAAAACTGCAAATTCTTTTGAATGGGAAATATGATAAGGAGCTAAAAGCGAAGTTCTACGAAACATTCAAAATTGACGATGTTACATCTCAGGACAAGACTTCAAAAGAACTAATTAATGCTTTATTTGAGGTCTTTGAGGAAGAAATATTCAAATCTGAATTTGAGTTGATTCTAAGAGATATGCCTTTCAGTGAAAAAAAAGGTTTCTGCGCCAAAATTCAACAATATGATATCGCTCTGTCAAAATATAATTGCAGCACTCATAGGTCTGATAAATACTTGTATTACCATAGAATCAGTTCGATGTTATGCAGTGCAGATGTTGCCACTGTGGACGAATATGAATCCCTTTCGCGTGTTGTGCGAAGTGTACGTCCTTTCCGTAACTCTGAAAGATTTGTTGAGGCTATAAAGAATACATCTTATAATGCCAATGATGTGTGGGAATTGTTCCCATTCCTAAATTCAATCACAGGAGTGTCTGATTCCGGAAATCCATGTCTTAATTCAAAAACAGGATTTCCTTCTTGGTGCGAGTTCGTTTTCAGAAATTCAGAGAACTTCAGACGTAAAATTTTGAATTGCTGTTTCTCATTCGCTTGCAACATTCAATCTGGAGATAATCTATCAATTTTGAGGTCTGACATTAAGCCAATAAAATACTATGAGTTAAGAATTATTTCAATGCTCAGGAATTATCGTTTGAAAATTTGCGATTTCTTTGAGTTTGTGAGATCTCTTGATCCAAAAGATTTGAACGAGAGGATGGATATAGATCTCGGAATTCTTGAAGGGCTCGGTATATACCGGCAAAAGATTCAAGATCCTGAAAAGATTGACCGATTAATCCAAACACATAGACTTGTTAAAAGCCTTTGGCATAATGGTTCCAAATTCTTGAATGCTTATACATTACACAATCACGAACACGCTATCAATCTAATAAAAAATGTAGTTAGGCTCGTGAATAATGTGGATTTTTTGAATTTGAAGGCTAATGATTTCTTCTTGCTATTTAATGCGTGTTATCTACATGATATAAGCATGGTTATACATCCGAGTGTATCCTCGTTTAACGATTCTAATGTCAAGTCTGAACAATTAATCAGTAAGTGGCTTAATCGTATGTTGACATTTAACAAAAAAGTTGACAATGCCTATAAATCAAACAAATTCGCAATGGACGAGATTCATCGGATTAGGAAAGAGATGGGATTGTCTTTGATTGAGGTATTTCAAGATATTTTTGACTTCTTTGAGAACCGTGTGCGTGCACCTCACGCATATGAAAGTGCTATGTTTATCCGTCATTGGCAAGAAGATATGTTGTCTTTCCTATCAGAGCTTGAAGCTGAAACAATAGCTACAATATCCGATAGTCATGGATGGAATACAACAGATGTATATGAAATGAAATCTTCAGCAAAGGAAGAGTTAATCAGCTTGAAGTACATGATGATTCTCATACGTTTGGCAGACTTGCTCGACTTGGCAAATGATAGAATAGATTATTTCTTACTGAAGCAAAATCGTTCGCAGATGAGTCCGGTTTCACGATACCATTGGATTTCCCATCTGATAACTGAGCGATATGAATTGGATGTTGATTACGAAATCATTAATGAAAAGGAACTAACAGATCAACCTATCCAAGAACTGATACATCTTGATATTTTCTTAAATGCAGAGATTCTTGCAAATATAGAAGTGCATAAAGAGTGTTGCAGAGGATTTCAAGCAGAACTTACCAAACGTAGAAAAAATAAGATTCCAAAGAACGATACAGAATATAAATGCCTAGAATTTAAGGTAGGGAAAGATGATGAACCCTGCTGTTCAAATATGTGCAAACGAAATGGAGATTCTCATAGTTGCCCATTCATTTGTCTATGGATGAGCGACAAGCATTGGTGGTTATTCTCTGAGCTTGGCAAACTCAAACATTATCTGAATTCTGTCAATTCAAAACTGATAAAATCAGATATTTCAGTTAGATTTTTCTATAATAATACCCACAAACTTGACTCTGAGTTTTTTGACGATGTTAAGAATTATCTGAGTAGATAAGGTTATCGAAGTTTATTGCAAATCTTCGTGTTTGAAGCAGAAGCTGTTTCGTAATCAAGGAGCTTAGTCAATAAGTTATGAAATCAGGGACTGAACCTAAATCATTCATGTATAGATTCAGTCCTCATTAAACTACTCCATTGATTCCCGAATAATCCGCAAAGTTTCTTTCTTATACTCCTTGCGATCATATTCAAATCCTCTACACATCCAACAGCTACACGGAGTACCTGTCGTTTTGTATACTTGTGCCCATTTGTCTTTTGCCTACTCAAACCAATGAGGGTGTTCATAATAGCTTCCATCCTCACGAATAATACAATGCCCATAAGCGGCATAAAGAACCATGCGAGCCTTAAACACACGAGCCATTTGTTGGCGTCTCCAAAATTTGTTTCTTTTGTCCATCATCTCTTTCTATTAAAGTTAGGATGAACAATGATGCTATTTTGGTTAGATTTAATGTATCCATAATAATTGTCTTATAAAATATGTTCAGTCAATACTATTCTTCTTCCTCCTCAAACCCTTCTGATGCATTAGCAATCAGTGCTTTTCCTATCTCCATCTGTAGATATTTAGGAAGACGAAGTAACTTTGTCATCAGCTGGCTATAAGTAAACTCAACTTTGGTATCAAATATAGGTTCTTCTTCAATGCTCGTATCAATTTTCTCAACGATTCCAGCCCCCTCTATAAAATCGGAAAAGTCTGGCTCCTCAGGCCAATTTTCTATCGTGCCGTCATAGTTGATTCTTAAGCGAATATAATCCCCACAATCATCCACTTCCGGTATTAATCCATTGGGCACATAATCGTCAATTTTGCATATCACCTTTTTGTCTTTATCAAGTAAGAAATAGGTTCCGCTATCACATACCTTGGCTTGAAAAAACAAACTCCCATACTCTTGCTTCCAATTCAGGAGCTTATGAGCTTTCAAGTCAATTATAGCTGACCACATTCCCTTAGAAACCAAAGGATACTTGTTTTCATAAAGTTCACCCAACCAATTATCGGTATAACTACACAGTTCCTCATTGTATGGGAGATATATCATAAGGTAGTGAGCCACCTCATTCAAATCCTGCTCTCTGATTCCTAGTAATATCTGCTTTGCCATAATATCTTTATTTCAAATTAAATGGTAGTCAATAAACTCAAATCAACATCAGGAATAATAACCTCCGCAAGCTTATCCTCAACAAGGAATCCCATATAAAGCGGAATGGTGAGTATATCTCCCTCACGTCCTACATTATATTGACCTAACTTGATTGCATTCTTGACATGATACACATCCTTGTTCTTCAAAACCGTAGACATGCTTTTCGTCTTTCCTGACTTTGCCTTGACTTCAAGGATAACGCATTCCCCTTTGAATCTTACCAAAAAGTCCAATTCAAGACCGCTATCCTTATGAAAGTAGTATAGCTTTTGCCCGGACTTGCATAAGAAATCAGCCATCAGATTCTCAAAGATAGCTCCCTTATATCCAAGAAGATTACCCTTCAAAATATCCGCCTGCGTGCCATAGTCGAGCATAGCCATAAGAATACCTATATCGGTAGTATATACCTTGAAACACTCTTTGATGGAATTACCCTCTAACGGTAGTTCTGTAATCTGCGTGTTATAGCATCTACGAACTATCCCGGCATCCTCCAACCATTGGATACTACCGATATATTGCGAAGAGCGCCCGCCCTTCTTGACGATTGAATACTGAAATTTCTTGTTCTCTTTGGCTAATTGTTTCGGAATGGATTCAAAACATTCACGGATATTAGATTTGTCCGCATCATCCGCATATTTAACCATATCCTCTTCGTATTCGGCAATAAGATTGCGCTGCGCTTTATATATAAGTTCGATATTCTTAGTCTCAAGGAAGCAGTTCACCACTTCTGGCAGACCTCCGACAATGATATATCTATACAGCAACTCCATCATTGCCTTGTGAATTCCATCGGGAACAGCCTTTTCGTGCTCAAAGCATGATTTGACAGCATCAATGACCACCTCACCAATTCCATTTGCCCATAAAAATTCCTCAAAGTCCAACGGATACATATCGATCACAGTTTCATATCCGACAGGAACAGAATCTTGTCCTTCCTCTTCGTTTTTCTTCCTGCTTTTGCCGTAGCCTTTCACGCCCAAAAGAGAACCTGTAGCAATAATATCGAAACGCCCGTCTATATGGAATGACTTTAAGGCTGTCCTTGCTTCCTTACACTCCTGAATCTCATCAAGGATAATGCAGGTTTTCCCCTCAATGAAACGACTGCCTTGAATCAAAGCAGAGAGGTTGAGAATAATGGTATCGACATCTATATTACCCGTAAAAGCGGATTTCTTATCTGGTTCAAGGATAAAGTTCATATAGACAACACTCTCATAATTCTCTCTTGCGAACTTCTGGACAATATACGTTTTTCCGCATTGGCGGATACCTTTTATCACAAGGGGCTTTCTGTCCTCAGACTCTTTCCATTTAGCTAAATATGTTTCTACTTTCCTTTTAAGCATGGCGCAATCTTATTCTTCCAATGGCAAAGTTACACTTTTTTCAGCGAATAATCATCAAACCTATACATTTTTTCAAGCGAATAAATCACATATATCCACATTTATTCAAGCCAATCACATATTTTCACACAAAAAACTATCGCAACCCACAGAAATCCCAAGAAAACCACTACCTTTGTATTCAACAAGCGTTCTGTAACATACCTGCGGAAATATCCTATCACTCAATACATTGTATCTGATAGCGGACATTCCACAAAAGAGTTGAAAAGAAGCGGTACAACACGTATATGCAAAGCTATGAAATACAACGATTTGCATTTGTCCCCACATTCTGTGTATTTGTCAAAATAGAGGTTGTACCGATTAAAATGAATGGTCACTGATAATCAGTGATGTAAATATGCTGCATCGGCAAATAACCAAATGAAAACAAAATCATAAAAAGAGAAAATATAAAGTCGTAAAATGAGTTAAATCAGTCACTTCAAAGCATTACTCCATTTTCTTTTTTCACTCGTATTTTCTCTTGTTATAATTATTTTTTCAGTTTTTTGTCCCCCATTTGCCCCTCAAGTCGCACACGGGAGACAAATTTATGTCCCTCAATGTAATTTGAAGACTTATTCCTATCAAATTAGGCAAAATCATAGACAATTATCATTTCATAAAGCTGTTTGGATCTCTTATTTGTGAATACACACAAATGTTATAATAATGATATACAGCTAAATATAAACAAAATATCTATAGATAAAGTTACTACAAATGATATTCCGTTTAGAATGTTAGAAAAATATTCTCGTTAATTATTTCAGCAACTCTAGAAGTTGTTATCAACGAACACCAAGTTTATTGAAATTATCCTCGATATGCTAATAGAATCTTACACCATTACTCTATAACTTATTATTTCGTTGTTGAATACTATTCTTGATCTCCACCTAATGAAACTGATGGAAGATATCTCATCCAATCCATCATATTAGAAAGATTTCTTATTCTTTCATCTATCGTAGGGAATTCTATTGCATCGAACAATGCCTGTTAGTTAGAATTTGATTAAGTCATATTTGAAATATCAGAATTATGCAAATTATCGGCACTATTTCGAATCAGTGCCGATAATTTGCATGTTACTGACTAACCAAACGGATTGCCAGATGTGCGTTAACACATGAAATATGACATTAGTCTACCTTCACCCTCTCCTCTTCCTGCCATTCAGCAAACGAGACAATCTCTTTGTATTGCTCAGCAGTCAGAGATGATCCGCCATCTTCACTACATTCGTATTCCCGGTAGCTCATAAACGGAGCCTTCCTCCTGATAGCCCATATAGTTATGGTATGAATAAGGAACCAACCTGACATAATCTTCTTCCTCAAGAATCTTCAGAAGCTTGTCGGCATCGTGGATTATTAATGGAACACCGGACTTATACAGAGCTGTGGCAACTTCAATGGCGAGACCGGCATTCGCAGAATAACTGTTGGAAACGACAATCACCCATCCTGACCGTTCTGTATCTGATGCAAAGATATTCAGGCGGGAAAGCCCCAGTTCTCCATAATGATCCTTGGCAAACCAGATGAAATCATCCGGACTATCAATATCGTACTGCTCATCAATTTTTGCAAACTTCATCCGATTATAATAAGCTACGCCATGCAATTCATTAGGGCCATAAGTCTGTTCAGTCTGGTTGTATTTACTGACAGGCAAATTTCTGTAGAACGACTCATACACTTCGTGCGCTATACGGAAATATTTGCAATATTGTCGTATTGTCATAGTCTCTAATGGAGGCACAGAACGTCCGTTCACGGAATCTTCCAAAGCTTTTATGGAAGTTTCCCTGTCTTTCGACTCAATCCTGAATCGCGGCTCTATCCTGTTAAAATCCTTCCGTGCTATCTTTCCTGTCCGTTGCTGATATGGAAGATTGCCGGCTACATATTCATTGAAGCCATCAGCATCGGCAATAACGGCATCCACCAGTCTGCGCAGATAGGCAAAAATACGGGTAATAGTTTCCCTGCGCCATTCATCGTTATAGTATTCATTATTATCCGAAACATACGAAGAATAATTTGAAACAACGAAACGGGTATATTTCCGGTCTGTAAACCGGATTGCCCTTCCCTCCATGTATATGGAAGAAGCGACATGAAACCAGCGTGTTTCCATCGGGTTGAATGAATGCCAATCCCGAAAAAAATCTTCTTTATTTTCATACTTTCCCGAATCAAACCCATTCATAAGATGCTCGTTCTGGAAAACATATCCCATCTGATTGGATAATACTTTGGTTCCACCAATCTCTGCATCAATATTCGTATGTGAATGACCGTATATCCAGGCATCAATCCGGTTGTTGCTTATCAAGTCTCCATAGTTACTCGCAAAGGCACTGTTCAGCACCGAATCTTTATGACAAGGCGCAAATACCTGAAAAGTGGGCATAGGTGCAGATCACTCATGTATCGTATTCTCATTTCTTTGATAGTTCAACCTGTTTCTCTATGATAGCCTTTACCCGTGCGAATGAAACCGGAGTGAAGTCGTTATTGTCAACTCCCACATCATATTGTGTAGAAAAAAGCATTTGAAGGCGAGGCTTATCTTTTCCAGTGTTATTCCTGCTTGTATGCACATGGCCGAAAAGCTGCCAGGTATCATCGTATGAGCCGCTATAGCAAAGGAACGGGCAATGATTCAGATAAATCTTCTGTTTATCCACCTCGATGTACATCTGCATCGTGATCAGTTCGAAATATTTTGTATAATTCTGCCTCAAGTTCTTCATGTCATGATTACCGGCTATGAGATAGATTTTCCCATTCAACCTTTTGAGTATCTTTGTCCATTCAGCAGAGCCACCAAGACAGAAGTCGCCAAGATGAAATACGATATTATCCGGACCGACCACACGGTTCCAGTTGGCAATAAGTGTTTCATTCATGTGTTCTACATCCTTGAATGGCCTGCTACAGAACCTGATGATATTGGTATGATTGAAGTGGGTATCAGATGTAAAGAATACCCCGCTTCCGTTGAATTTGTAATCCATAATCTTCTTTTTTTATGCACATCACTGCGCTGGTTAATAAAACTGAAGTTTTCAATGCCCATGGACGGAAATGACGGAGTAGAGCGCATAATGCGAACGTCACCAATGGGCAAAAACAAAGCCGTTGAAAAATTTAGTAAGGACTTTTCAACGGCTTCAATTTATCTTTTTAATAGGAATACCTGCACCTAATGTACTCCTACCTGTCTATAAAACGTTCGCTGGAAAGTGTTTTTGAATTTACCGAATGACTCAATGCCTAAAGTATGAACATACGGCATACGCTCAAAGCATACTGTGCTTCGACATAATGTGTTTACTAATATGTTCACTCTATTCTGCAGCATTGTAATTTGCTAATTGTTTTTATTCAATTGTGAGTGCAAAAATACTGAATTTTCTTGAGAACCAATTAACTATTCGCTAACTTTTTGAATGACCTGTCTAGTTGCTGTATTCTTTCGAACTTTTCTCATAAGGTTACTGATTATAGGTTAGGAACTGCACCAAATTTACCGAACTTGTATGCTTTTTGGAGAGAACTGATTCTATTCAATCCTTTGAAATCTGTCAGAGGATAAAGTACACTTGATCCATCTGTATTCTTTTCCGTAAACCAGATATTATCTTTTCTAAGCAAATCTTCCCCTCTGTACGAAAGCGCAAAGGGGAAGATGTTTAATTACTTTCTCATCAATTTCTCAACTCCTTGCCAATCATATCCCCAGTAAACTTTACCGTCACCGGCAAAGTTCCAAACATTCATCACTTCACGAAGCCTGCAAGGGGGTTCCTTACCTACACGAATATATTGCTTGGACTTACTACGGAAAAGACGATTGCACATTTGTTTGTCTTTCTTTTGTGATTTACAGCACGCAATGGTACTGGCAGGAGTTTTCTTTCTACTTCTACTCATTGTTTGTAAGATTTTTGAGCCTATAACGGTGTACGGCTCTATTAAACACTTACAAACCATCAAGAATTGTTTTACCTTTCAACATCTTTTCTTCCTTTTCATTAAACATCTAATATTCTGATTCTTTGATAATACGCAAAGTCTCTTGCTTATATCCTTTGCGGTCGTACTCCTCCCCTCTACACATCCAACAACTACATGGAGTTCCCGTAGTTTTATAAACCTGCGCCCATTTATCCTTTGCCAATTCAAACCAATGAGGATGCTCATAACAACTACCATCTGCACGAATAATGCAAAATTACGATAAATATTGGCAATTATATCAGATGGGGTATATTATCATAATAAACAAAGATTGAAATAAAGCAATTCCAATAAAAGCATTACCTTTGTAAACAACAAGCATTCTGTAACATCCATGCAAAAAAGTAACTGCAACAACTGCCCCCTAAGGAAAAAATACGATAAAAGCCCTCAGTCATTAATGGGACGCTTTTGGCGTTGGCACATAAACTTCTGCCCAGGCTGGAAAGGATATTTCAAATCTCTTTCGCCTGACGAGCAAAACGAGATTAGAAAGAAGTATAACTTCGATAAATACAATAAATAATGAAAAAAGAAATTCTATTCGTCTTGTTAAAAGACTTTGCCGATTGGGAAGGAGCTTATATCGCTCCAAACCTCAATGCAGGTGTTGAACCCGGAAGTGAAAGCAAATATATAGTTAAAACCGTATCTGTCAGGAAAGAGCCGGTTGTATCGATCGGAGGATTCAAGGTGCTCCCCGACTATGGGATCCATGACATTCCGGCCGATTATGCAGGGATCGTATTAATAGGTGGCATGAGCTGGTTCACTCCGGAAGCCGAAACCATTGTCCCTCTGGTTAAAGAGGCCATAGAGAAGAAGAGGCTGGTAGCCGGAATTTGTAACGCCTCCGTCTTTCTTGGCAGGCACGGTTTCTTGAACCATGTAAATCATACCAGTAACGGATTGGATTACCTCAAACAATTCGCTGGGACAAATTATACAGGTGAAAGTCTTTATATAAATGAACCAGCCGTCAGAGCCGGGAACATTATTACCGCCAACGGATTTGCCACTCTGGAGTTCTGTCGTGAAATACTCTATGCGCTGGAGGCAGACTCTTCCCAAAAGATAGAGAGAAGCTATCGAATGAACAAAACAGGTGTTTGGGAAGATCCAGAAGTGGGATAAATTATTATCGCGGTTTATAGCTGAAAGCCGGGGATGTATCCCATAAGATGTGTATGAATTTAAATAATACGAAATCATCTACCACATCTACCATTGCCCTTAAAAGTTCCTTGCTATAAATCACTTATCTAATGGTGGTAGATAATAAACATCTACCACCAACAACTTACATCTACCACCATTTACTACTTTTCGACCACTAAATACAACCGTCCCCTACTCGCTAACTGCGTCTTAAGCCCTATCTTTTTCAAGAAGCGACCAAAGACGGAGACATTGCTCATCGGAAGTTTTACGCCGCTCTTTTTTTGCAGCGATAGGTAGATCTCTCCGGCAGAGATCTTCAAACCTTCCTCCTTATGCGAAGCAGGACGATAATATTGAAAAAACAGATCCTCGAACAAAGGACGTTGTTGAAACGCCTCGTTCGCTTGCATCTGCGAGACCTCTTCCTCATGCGTCAGCCAATAACGCTCGTTATTATTCAAGGCGGCAACCGCTTGCGCATAGAGCTGGAGATAATCGATAGGCTGGGCATTGTCTATCATCCCTTTCACCTCGATACAAATGAAACGGCGGCTGCCGGAAGGATCGCCCAGCAAATCCGTATGGTTGCTCGTAGCGATAAAGGAAGCGTAACGTTTCACCGATTCCACCTGCGTAGCATGAGGCTTGCGTACATTTACGACCGGCTTCTGCAACAGATGCTTCAAGAAGCCTTGATGCCTCGCGCTCACTTGGTCGAACTCATCAATATTGATCAATCCGAAACGAGTAAGATACAGCTCGGCATCCCGCTTCTTGCTGAAATCGATGCTGTCCGTGTAATACGTATTCAAGTCCGGTGGCAACAGGTTGAAGCAGAACGTGGACTTCCCGCATCCCTGCCCGCCCACCAAGAGCGGGGAAAGGCTGTTGCCATGCTGTTTGTCACGTCCCTGCCAGTGCGCTACCATCGACAGGAACCAAGTGTAAAACAACTGTTCCCACCGTACGTTGTCGCAAGGGATGCGTGCGGCCAGCGGACGGATGCGATCCTTGCCGTCCCACACGGGCAAGCGGGTCAAATAGTCCTCGATAGGCGCATAGTCCGGGATGCGATCTGAAAAGACAAAACGCCGTACATCCCTGTCCCATAGCTGCAATCCTTCTTTCTGGGCATTCAAGGCGATACTGTTCAGCACACGATCCGTCACGGGGCGATAGTCAAAACAGAAGGTGTTTTTCTCCCGATATTCCGGTCCGCCAGACATCAGATTGTACCGGAAATCGTAACGACGGTTCATAAACTCCTCCATTTTCAAGCTCTGTAGCTGCTCCGGCTTGTAAAGGGACGTACTGCCAAAATCAGAATCGGAGGCTAAGCGGTAAGACTGCCTCGAGGTCTCCCGGATCTCCACTTCCGAGATCAGATTCCCCAAATAAAGCATCGTCCACTTCACACAATCCTCCTCTTCTACCCCAGCCGCGAAACAAAGTCTTCCAAGAGTGACCAACAAAGGTTTGAAATCCACCTTTATGCTCAAACTTCCATGTTCCTCCAAAGCCCGCTGCAAAGCGAATTCATATTGGATGGCAACGTAACGGTATTGGTCATAAAGCGTCTGCCCGGCACTCTCTACCGGTACCGGCACCCGTTTTTCGAACCGTTCCTGGTAGGCGCTTTCGTCGGGCATAGCCACAGGCTGCTCCAGATGAATGGAAAGAGCGTCCGGATTGTAATACACATCGGCATCATAACTGAGGTGGCAGCCCATTTCCAGCACCGGACGTTTCAGCTCGATGGGATAAGAAAGGCGAGGCTCATACGTCTTGAGCGCATGTCGGTAAGCGTGCGCATGAAAAACCTCGGCATCCGTACGCGAACGGGGAAGCGACCCGTCGGGATAGGTATAAGCCACCACGAACTTCACGCTCCGTCCGCTAGAGCCGATCATAGCGAACAGTGTCTGCGGATATTCCACTATTTTTTGTTTCAAGGACAAAGCCTCTTCTATGCTCTTCAATCGATTGATCTCCAGCAAAATCCAGCCATTATACTCCTTCAATTCCCCTTTTCGAAAAGTTCCGGCAAAGAGCAACTGAGGTAATTTCCGGGTAAACGGATACCGTTTGTCGGGATAAGCCCGCCTTAATTTCTCTCGAAAGAGCGCAAGCTTATCCCTCGTCCGCTCATCCTTTACCCATGCCACGATCTCCTCCATACGCATCGCCCGTTGCGCGACGGTATGTCGATAGGCTGTTTGCTTGGTTATTTTCAT